TGAACAGGTTGTTCATTGTGCTTGGTGGGTTGATCATCACCGGGCTTTTGTTGTGCGTTCCATTGTTTAAAGAATTTTCTGATGCACAGATTGTGGCATTAGATGTTGCAAGAGATACATGGAATCCGACATTTGCATTTATAGTGGGCTGGCTGTTCAAAGCTGACAAGTAAACAACCCCTTGACATCACAAGTTGGACAAGGGGTTTCCAGGGTGCGTCCTGTTACCCATAAATCAAACAGGAATTAAACAGAGTCATCACAAATATCATATCGGGGATTGGCTCTGTTTAAATGAAAGTCAATCAGCTATATGTAAACGTTATTGCCGGGGTGACAATTTCCGTTCTTGGTTCAATTGTAATAATGGGAATTGGTTGGATGGCAAAAATGCAATCTACTGTAAACAAGGCAGGCTTGGCACTTAGGGAGATTGCACGAAACGAAAAAGAGATGAAACGGAATGCAAAAGTTTTTCACCGAAGAATTACCTCGAACCATAAAGACATTGAAGAAACTACGAAACTTGCTATTCGTGCAGATGAACGGTCACGATTGTTTTGGAGCCTGTATTTAAAGGAACGTAAACCATGAGCGAAAAACTTGGCGATGCCATACTTGAACTGAAAACCGATTCGAAGAAATTCGACAAGGGAATTAAACGTTCAGAGAAAGGCGCAAAGGGACTAGAGACACAATTTAAAAGCACAAAGCTTGCGGCTCTTGGAGTGGCGGCGGCGGTTGTGGGAATTGGCCTTGCGATAACCAAAGCGTTTTCCTTTGCAGAGTCAGGCGCAAAGATCAATGCACAGGCGGTCGCGTTCAAAAACCTTGCTAAAACATTTAGTGCAGATGGTGAAAAAATAATAAAATCACTTCAATCTGTAAGTAAAGGTGCTGTTGACAACGCAACTCTTATAGAGTCAGCAAACAAAGCACTGTTGTTAGGAATTGACCCGTCAAAGTTTGTTAAGTTGATGGAGATTGCAAGGGCGGCTTCAAAGGCGACAGGCGAAACAATTGGAAAGTCATTTGGTGACATCGCTGTTGGGATTGGAAGGATGCAACCTCTGATTTTGGACAACTTGGGCATTGTAATTAAACAGCAAGCTGCGTTTGATAAATTTGCAAAAAAAATTGGAATAGCCGCAAGTAAATTATCTGACACTCAAAAGAAAACGGCATTTCTAAATGCAACTTTAACGGCAGGTGAAAAGATCATTGTGGGTGTTGGTAATAACGCAATTGATGCGGCTGACGGATTCGCACAACTTAAAACACAAATAAAAAATGCAACAGATGAATTTAAGGCAGGATTTGCAAAAGGGCTATCAGCAGAAACAAATAAAATAAACACTACATTAAAGATCACAATAGGGCTTACTAAAGATTTAATATCATCTCTTAATATAGTTGCAAATGGATTTAATGAGTTTTTTAATTTCATTGTTTTAAATGATTTAAAAGGTGTGCTGTCTGCAATCAAAACAGCAAGCAATTCGTTAGACTCAACCACAACAGGAGGAAGCAGAAGAATATCAGACGCACCATCATCAAGAGCAAAATCAAATGGTCGTAGCAAAATTGGACTTGGGAAAGTGTCTGGACTTGGCACAGGGCCATTAAAAAAAGGCAAAAACATCGGCATTAACTTCAAAGAACTTGCAGATGATAGTGAAGTTGCGTTTGATAGAATGACAAATGCGGTACAGGGTTGGTCGTCTAATTTCTCAAGTTCAATGACAGATGTGTTGTTTGGTGCAGAAGTCACATTTGGCGGTATTATAAGTTCATTTGCAAAGATGATCGCACAAATGATTATACAAATGCAGGTTGTTGAACCGTTATTAGAAAGTGTGTTTTCGTTCTTAAATCCCGGAAGCCCTGCAATCGCTGCTCCGGGTGGTGGGCCAGCAAGGCCACTATCATTTTTTAGTAGGCTAGGGTTTGCAGATGGTGGCATTGTTCCCGGCCCTTTAGGTTCAGCAGTTCCGGCAATCGTTCATGGTGGCGAGGAAGTATTGACACCCGGACAAAGAGGCGGCGGTGGCAATGTTGAGGTTAATATTATAGGCGCACCAGAGGGCGCAAGAACTGAACAGTCAGACGATGGGCAAGGGGGAACAAGGCTTGACGTAATACTTGACGAGGAAATGGCGAAGAATGCAAGGCGAGGTTCAAAGTTTATGACTCAGTTGCAGAAGAATTTCAAAGGGATTAACTCTAATCTAATCAGGAGATAATACAAATGGCAGTTTGGCCAGTAGGATTACAACAAAAACAATTTTCAGGCGTAAAGGAAAGCAGGCAACCGGGTGCAATTAGGTCGAAAATGGGTACAGGTGCGCCAAAGGTTCGCAAGCGTTTTACGGCAGTCGTCAGAAACATTGACGTTCCTATTGTTTTGAGTATTGCAGACAAAGCGACATTTAATACATTTTTTAATACTACACTGTCAGAAGGGGTGACTGCTTTTACTTGGGTTGACCCTGATGACGATAGCACAAGTGTAAGTTATAGGTTTAGAAATCCCGTGTCGTTCACAAAGGTCGGTGGTGAGTTTACGGGCGTAATGAATTTGGAGATTTTGCCGTAATGACTGTATCTGCGACACTTAAACAATCTGCGTTTTTGCAGGAAACCGAGGAAGTTTATTTAATATTGTTGACAATTGCACATGCGGATTTGGCATCTTCAATAAGGGTTGTTGATAATAACGAGGATATAACGTCAAACGGTAATCTGTTCACGGCTTTTCCATTTCAAGCAGACTTGCCAGATTCAAGGGAAGATGCACCCGCAAGGGCCAAGTTGGTTATTGACAACACATCTCAGGAAATTGCACAGGCGATCAGAACTATAACGTCTGCGGCATCCATTACAATTGAAGTTATTCGTGCGGCAGACCCGGACACAATTGAAAAAACTTGGTCAACCTTTACATTGAGAAATGTGGAATGGGGTTCTGATACGGTGCAAGGTGATTTGATTTTGGAAGATGTAGAAAACGAACCTTATCCATTTGCTGAATTTAACCCGGCACAATTTCAAGGAATGTATTAACTTGACATTTGAAGAATTTTGCATCAAGGCAATTGATGTGCCGTTTAAGACACGTGGCAGGTCGTGGGATAATTGGGATTGTTGGGGGTTGGTTGTTGTTGCTTACAAAGAAGTGTATGGGCTTGACATTCCATCTTATGTGGATGAATACAGAAGTATCAAACAGAAAGACTTGCTTGCCTCAATATATAATCGAGGCAAGCAGGACAAGTGGCATCCAGTAAAGCAAGCACAAGAGGGTGATGTTGTTATTGTTTATATGGATGGTAGGCAAATGCACTCAGGAGTTGCAATAAACAAATCAGAAATGATACATGCTGAAATGGGCATCAATACAGTCATTCAAAAAATAAGCGAGTACAGGGTTGAGGGGATATACAGACGAAATGGTAAATGAAATAATCACGGTAAGTTCTTCACCGCATCCATTTAAAGAGGCAAATCAATTTGATTATGTCGAGGAAGGTGCGTGTTTGTCTGAGATACTTGCAAAGGTTCAGCCTGACCCGGTATTGAGAAGTCAGGCTTGTATTTTTATAAATGACGAGCTTATTCATTTCAGGCTTTGGGATTCTGTTGTTCCTGCGCATGGCGATTTTGTTTACATCAGTGTTGTTCCCGGTAAAGGTGGAGGGAAAAGCCCATTAAAATCACTTGCCACTATTGCGGTAATTGCGGCATCGGCACACTTTGGGCCGGGGTTGGGTGCGGGCATTGCAAAGGGATTATTTAGCAAGGGTATTGTTTCTTTGTCAACAGGGTTTGCAACGGCAATCGGTAAAGCAATAATTGGTGGAGTTGGGATGTTGGCGTTGAATACCCTTTCACCGCCTGCAAGGGCATCAAATCCAAATATGCCTTCTTTGTCTGGTGCGGGTTCTGGAACGGAAAGCCCTACTTTAACCATCGAAGGCGCAAGAAACTCTTTGCAACAGTTTGGCACAATTCCGTCTGTGTTGGGTGTTCACAAGCACGTTCCACCATTGGGAGCACAGACATATACAGAAGTAATAGGGAAAGATCAATATTTAAAAATGTTGGTTGTGTGGGGATTTGGTCGCCTTAAAATTGATGACATTAAGATAGGCACAACTCCCATTGCAGATTTTGACGGGGTGGAAATTGAAACGGTGGAGGGCTTGGTGAGTGATAATGCATTGACAGTATATCCGAACAAAGTAACACAGGAAAATTTGTCAATTGCTTTAACTTTTGATGCAGGTTATATCACAAGAACAACAGAATTAAATACAGATCAAATCAGTATTGATATATCATTTCTTCAAGGCTTAACTCAATATGACAATAACGGCAATAGAATCGGTGTTGGAGTTGTTCATCAAGTTCAATATAGGGCGGTTGGCGATGTCACTTGGTTGGCACCCACGTTTTCCATAATATCAATAAATGCAAGCTCGGTTTCAAGTGGAGTTATTAACGTAACGGATAGCTCTGCAAAGGTAGTGAGGCATGGTTTCAGGTGGGATGTTACAAACGGACAATATGAAGTCAGAGTGAAAAGGGTTAGTGCAAGCGAAGATGATGACACAAAGGTTTATAATAGTGGAACATGGACGGCATTGAGGTCTTTCACTAACACTGAACCGATTAGTTTTCCGCATCCACTTGCAAAAACTGCGTTGTCTATAAAAGCGACAAGCCAATTAAATGGCATAGTTGATAATTTAAATGCAACCGTCAGTTCTTATGTACAAGATTTTGATGGTGCGTCAACATGGGCATTGGGTGTTTCTTCAAATCCGGCATCATTATTTAGGCATGTATTACAGGGGAACGCCAACGTTAAGGCGGTTGCAGATGCGAGGATTGATTTAACGGCATTGGAGGCGTTTCATA